GTTATCATAACATTGGAAATGTCTGAGTTTAAATACTTTAGGCGTATGTATAGTCGAATAACCGGACTATGTAAGGATGAAGTAAACAAACGAATCAATGATATTCCGCGCATGCTCAAATATTTTCAGAAAAAGACAGGCGGCAAGATCATTGTAAAGCAATTTGGTCGGGCAAAAGTTAGAGATATTGAAGCCTACATATTGCGGCTGCGTGGAAAGGGTGTTAATCCAGATATAGTATTTGTAGATTATGCGGATTTGCTATATCCATCATTTCATCACAAAGATCCGTGGATAAACATTGACACTATTTATAAAGAGCTTCGTGAAGTTGCCATTGAATTAGGTATTCCGATCTGGACGCCCACACAAGGAAACCGTGCGTCATATAACAAAGAAATTTTTGATATTAACGACTTGGCTGCATCGTTCGGAAAAGCTATGACTGTTGATGTTATGGTGGCATTGTGCAGAACCAAGGAAGAACGCGCATCGGACGAAGCTCGTTTTTTCTTGGCAAAAAACAGAGATAACGAAGATAAAGTACAAATTAAGGTAGCGATGGATTTCAAAACGTATCGTATCAGGGAGTTATTCAGGATATGAATGCGAAAGCTGCTTTATCACAGTATCCGCATCGTGAGGCATCTGGCGATGAAGTGCGCATAAACTGTCCTTTTTGCAAAGACAAAGTAGGTAAGCATGATACTGGATTTCATTTATATGCTAATACTAGTAAACAACGCTGGATATGTTTTCGTTGTGGTTCTTCTGGCGGTTTGCGCTATTTGCTAAAACGTCTTAATGTGGAAGCATCGGACGAACCGATTTGGGATAATGGTGTTAATATAAAGGAGATATTGATGAATTTTATGTACCACGAAGATCAAAAACAGCCTATTACCAAACCCATTGACTACCCGCGTTGGGCGGTGCGCATTCGGCGTAATGACGAAGCCTACAAATATTTGATAAAGCGCAAATTTACAGTAACAGATATTATTCATTACAGATTGCGCCGCACGGACGACAGCATTTTTATTCCATTCTATGAAAACAACATGTTTGTGTATTGGCAAACTCGCGGTATCTTTTCAGATAAAAAACTTAATCCGCCTAATTCAGACAAAATACTTGGCAAATCTAATTATTTGTTTGGACACGATTTGTCTGTAAAAGCCGACACGATTATAATTGTGGAAGGATGGGCGGATGCGATTACGGTTGGTCCCGGCGCAGTTTCCATTCAAGGTAAAATTCTAAGCGATATTCAGGCGTACAAACTATCCAAAATGGGTGCAAAACGGTTTGTATTTTTTCCAGATTTTGACGACAAGACAAGCGAAACTACTATTGATTCTGCTAACAAACTACGCAAATATGTGGATGTTCCGGTTGGTTTTGTAGACATGTATGGTAAAGAAACACGCGATCCGAATGATATTGGCAGGGAAAAATGCTGGCAGTATATTAACAACAATACGGTTACTCTTGATGGTAAGCAGTTCATTCCATTGGACTTTAGTATTATTTGACAATTTCTAATTAGTATGCTATTCTATTAGCATAAAATATCTCTCTAACATAGGAGGAACGTATGAACCTGTCTGACCTTCCGAAAGATGCAACTGTCACGATTACGGTTGCCGACCTGATTAAGCTCGTAGGTAATTCGGCAGAAGAAGTGCCTTGCGAGAAGTGTGAAAAGCCGGTTGAAAAGCCCAAGACTGAGAAGCCAAAGGAAAAGGCTGAGAAGCCCAAGGAAGAACCTAAGGCTGAAAAGACCAAGGAAAAGGCTGAGAAGCCCAAGGCAGATAAGCCTAAGGCCAAGGCAGAGAAGTCCAAGGAAGAGCCTAAAGATGATGATGATGACCTGTCCGGTGATTGGGATGACGATGACGATGCAGCGGACGGTGAGAAAAAGGAAGGCGATGACTTTGATTGGGATTCTTGGGAAGATGAATCAGAGGACGAAGACTGATCGAACAGGGGGTCGTTAATCGGCCCCTTTATTTACTTTAATGGAGTTATCTATGAAACCGTTTGACGATTTTATTGTTCCTACTGCGTGCATGACTGAAAAAGACTATTTGAATCGTCCTACTGAAGTTATGGACATTATAGAATATTACTATGGCAATCGCTATATGATTGCTAACTTTGTAAAACCAGATTCAATTTTTGAGATTGGTGTAAATGCTGGATATTCCGGTTATGCTTTTAAACTGGCTTGTCCGCATGCTACATATACTGGAGTTGATTTGAATCAAGGTACAGATGGCGGTACGGTTGGTTTTGTTGAAAACGCCAAGCGTATTATTCCAGATGGTAGATTTTTCATTGGAGACAGCCACGATCTGTTAGATAGCTCCAAATGGGCGACTAATTTCAGCCCAGATATTAGCGAATTTATGCACCAACATTATGATTTGGTCAATGTAGATGGTGATCATTCAGCCGAAGGTGCCTATCAGGATCTTCTGGTAGCTGTTCATTTGGTCAGTCAATCTGGCTATATATTGATTGATGATTTGACTAATTTACCGTCTACAGTAGGCGAAGGTGTACTTCAGGCAGCACATGAAGGTATCATTAGCGGCGGGTTACTGCTTCAGGATATGGGTGGGCAGTTGTTAATTCCGCCTGATTGCTGGCATGTTTCAGATGAAAGAAAAGTAAATATTCTGTTTATAAAAATGCTTAAACGGTTCATGGAGCGGCGAGACTGGACATTATACCCGCATCATCTTGGCTTGAAGCATTGGTGATATGTTGCTATATACCGAAATACAAGATAGGTACGATTGTTTTGGCATTTTGTATGACGACGAAAGCGGAGATTGCGCAAACTGCTCCGTTTCTGACCAGTGCCGAAAGGTCTTTGAAGGGTATCTAAAGGGAAAACGCTACACGAAGATACCAAAAAAGAGTCTTGCCAAGTCCAAGCTAGAAATGCCGTACCAGTTTATTTGCGGAATACCGTTTTCTCAGATAAAAAAGCTGGCTGAATTGAGAAACTTGACAGTAGTATTTGGAAAGGACTGGACAACAATATTTTACAGTGACTACGCCATTATCGCAACTAATAACACATCGTGGTACGCATGGTTTCCTAAAGCCAACTACGAAAATGGACGCAGACGTACTCTTAAAATATCAGACATAAAGGAGTTGGACGATCATGTGCGCTACTACATCAGACAAATCGAAAAACATAAGGCGACATTTCAGGAGAACACTAACAGTCCTAGTAGGAAAAAGACTATGCGAAGGCGTAACCTGTTCAAAGACTAAAATTAGTGCGGCTATCTATAATTCCAACGATATGAAGATGGCCGAAAAATCTGTTTTGGATACCATTGTTCTTTTTAGTGAATCAAAGATGTCAGTCGCGCAACTGATGGATATTATCAAGTATTACGCCGAATACGCAGCTAACCACAGGGATGTTCGTGTGGTGCTTCTTCATAATTATGATTTTGGAAGTGTTCCTATCGACACGCCTAATTTTGCTTGTAATAAGATTTCCATGAACGAGTTGCCACAATATTTGCCATTTCCAAGGTGGTAGAATGCTCCATCATACGGATTGTGAGCTTTGCGGTCTGTATGCAGACTGCAAAACATACTGCATTAGGGGTAAAGGATCTAAATCTGCTAATATTTTGTTAGTAGGTGAAGCTCCCGGCTATCATGAAGATGCAGAAGGTGTACCGTTTGTCGGAAAATCAGGAGAATTGCTAGATGGTATGCTTGATTTGGTTAAGTTAAAAGGTCAAGTTTACATAACCAATGCTGTGAAGTGCCGTCCTAAAGATAATGCCAAGCCTAGCCAAAAGCAGATTGCGTATTGCCATAAATTCCTTGCAAGAGAAATAGCCAAATTAAAGCCTAAAGTGATTGTAACACTTGGTGACGTTCCACTACGGGCTGTTCTAAACAGAGTTGGTGTAAGTAGATTGCGTGGAACCGTCCAAACAGTAATAGTTGGCAGTGAGTCCTACAAAGTCATTCCGACATTTCATCCAGCGTTTGCTCTGCGCATGCCGTCTAAAGCTGAATGCATTATTTCGGATCTTTACAAAGCTAAAAGTATATTAACAGACAATGATACGTTTGAATCTCCAGAAATCATTCCGGTATCTGACGACATTGTTGATTCCGTTCTTCAGGAAATTAGCGCATGGAAAAAGCATTTTGTGTCCGCTGTTGACGTTGAGGGAACAGGAAAAAATCCGTTTCAAAAAAACTACAAACTTGTTTCGTATGCGTTTACTGGCAAGGGTAATAAAGTATATTTTGTTCCTGCCGATCATCCAGAGAATACTTCATATATTAGCAAAAAGAATTATATTGCAATACTAAAAAAACTCTTTTTGAACGATAATATTTATTTGTGCTTTCATAATGGCTACTATGATGTCAATGCAGTCCGAGTAACCACAGGAATTCGGGCAGTCAATTACGCGCATGATACAATACTTGCACATCATTTAGTTGACGAAAATGCAGCGCATGATTTGGATACTCTAGGCAAATATTATCTTCCATTTGCTCCAGAGCATAAAGCTGTTATGAAGCAGCGCATGAAAGAAGAGAAAGGTGATATGTCCAGAGTCGATCTGGATACACTATGTGAATATAACTCAAGGGATGCATTTAACACACTAAAACTTCTTGAGATATTTTTACCAAAAATAGATTCAGAAAATATGAGTTGGGCGTATGAAGTCGTGATGATGCGTGGTATTAACGTATTGTCAGATATTGGATTTAATGGAATTGCTATTGATCCAGAAGCAGTAAAGAAAGCGGATAAGATTTACGAAGAATTGATTGCTGATATTACTAGAAAAATCAATGGGCGTCCTCAAGTCAAACAAGCAATTAAAATATGGGCAGAAAAAAAGATGGCAAAAGCCGCAAAGCCCAAGTCAGTTCAACATTATTATGAATCGTTTAATCCTGCATCGTCTGTTCAGATTAGCATATTGCTGTATGACGTTTTAAAGATGCCCGTGTTGGAAGTATCTAAAAACACTAAAAATCCAAGTACGGGCAAGCGAGTATTGGCTACATTTGCCAGAAAAAATAAACTGTGCGCATCGCTGCTGGAGCACAGAAAATTACAAAAAGCATATTCTGGATATGTCAAGCCAGCTATTCCTAAATGGATGGATACGTTTGACGGCAGGAGTCATTCGTCGTACACATTACATGTGGCTAGAACAGGAAGACCTTCAAGCAAAAATCCTAATCATGCTAATATTCCGCGCAAGAAAACCAATGCGGATATTAAAAACTTCTTTGTTGCCAAGCCGGGGTATAAGTTTGTTCAGGCTGACTTTTCGCAAATGGAGCTACGAGTATTAGCATGTTATAGCAAAGAACCTAAATTGATTGCAGCATATAATAGCGGCGCGGACATTCATCGAGAATTTGCATCTTATTTCTACAAAGTGCCTATTGAAAATGTTACTGATGAAATGCGCCAAATTGCAAAGGGCGCACATTTTGGTGTGCTGTACGGTATGGGCGCACCCGCGCTGGCAGAACGGGCTGGTTGCTCTGTTCGTGAAGCCGAAAGAATTATCAACGCGCTTTTTACGCGGTATCCGTACGTCAAACGCTGGATTTCGCAAACGGTTGCCTATGCCAGAACACATTGTGAAGTTGTTTCGCTAATTGGACGTAAGCGTAGATTGCCAGACATTAAGAGTCCAGATGAAGGTATTCGTAACGAGTCTGAGCGTCAAGCTGTAAATACACCTATTCAGGGATTGGCAACGGATATGATGCTTTTGCAGCTATACAGAATCAATAAGTTCATACAAAAAGCTAATATACCCGCAAAGCCGCTAGTTACAGTATACGATTCTATCTTGTTTGAAGTGCGTGAAGATATTGTGCCTATATTTGCTAAAACAATGAAACGTATGATTGAAGATTTTTCTCCGTATCCGTTTGATTGGTTATGCGTTCCAATCGTAGCTGATTTTGAGATTGGTACTAGATGGGGTGCGCTTGACAAATACGAAATCATGTGATAATATTGCTATATTAGGAGTGACGATGACTAAAGATAAGCCAACCAGAGCAATGATTTTGAAGGTCCAGTATCGTAAGAGTGCAGAACAGCTTTTAGCCAAGCGTAATGCAACGTTTAAGTACACAAATGACGAGACGATTCAACCGATTAAAGTAATTTTTGCAAACAAGAAAACACGATTGTTTAGCGATTGGAAAGAAATATTTGAGTATTTTAGCTAATATTAGCAACTTTAAATAGGAGGCAGTATGTCTAGCATTCCAATTCTGGACGGTGATTTTGATCCTGAAAAGGAATTTAACAAAATCAAAGGCAAACTCAAGATTGATATTAGCAATCTTAACAGTCAAATGGCCGAACAGCCTGCAATGTTTGGTTATTACATTGTCAGATATAGATTGCTAAAATCATGGGCGGAACGACTTAAGGCGTCTCTTTCGTTGCTGGAAAACGATTTGATTGAGAAGGCAAGAGAACGCTACGATCAGATTAGCAAGAAATACACAGAAACGCAGCTTAGATCCGAAGCTCTAGCTTCAACTGATTATTTCAAGGCACACAAAGAATACCATGATGTTAATCGTAAGCTGGCTATTACAGAAGGTATTATCGAATCATTGAGAAGCCGCCACGAAATGCTTGTCAGTATCGGGTACAATCTTCGCTTTGAGCGCGAAGTGTCAGTAAAAGAATAGCCCGTTAAACTAATTTAAGGAGTATTTAGTATGTCTAACAACAATTACCAAGACGATTTGAGAGCATTGTATGATCGTTTGAAGTCCAAACTTGGCACATTGGAATGGCTAAAGCCTGCAAAGGGCAAGGAAATTACGTTTCGTGTATTGCCATATAAACGAAACGATAAAGGCCATTTGGTGTTTTTGAAGCCGTTGGGCGGTCATTTTCTAGCTGAATCTGTTGGGCCGCGTTCATGCGCAAGACAGATGGCTGATGAACGTTGCCCTATTTGTGAATGGAAAGATCAGCACATGAATGACGAAGATGAGCGCAAGGTTGCTGTTGCAAGACGTTTGCGCGTGAACAGCACGTTTGTTGCAAATTGTCTGGAATACAAGGGCGATGGTCGTTATGATAGCTCGATCAAGCTCATTCGACTGTCTGAAGCCATTACCAAGGATATTTTGTCGTCTCTTGAAGTTGAAGGGTTTGAAAACATGTTCGATCCGATCAAGGGAAACAATATTACCATTATCGGTGAGTCCACAGGCAGCGACAAGATGAACGTTAGATACCGCGTCAAGATTTCTCCCAAGTCCATGCCGGTTTCAAAAACCAAGGAAGCGTATCAGGAGCTTCTAAAGAGTGTCAAGGATCTGGATAAGATTTTTGGCAAGATTCCAGATGAAGAAGAGCTTGAGGATGCCTTGAACGAAACGCTTCACGATAAGAAATTTGTGATGGACGCCTACGCCGATTATAAGGCGATGAAAGAAATTTGGGAACGCCGCCGTCAAGAAAAGAAAGAGGCGCGT